GGATAAGCATGGTTGGTTCCTCTCAGGTTGACGGGACGGTCAAAACGGTACAGGACACGAGCATATAACATCGCCGCAATCGTTGCAGCTGGGTGGGCGCTCCATGAAGTGGTAGCGACGGCCGCGCGCCGTTCTGTTGTTGTCGAGCACCGGCACCCATTTTACATTGTCGGGGCCGTACGGCTTGTGCACGTCGCAGCGATCGGGGCTCGGGGTCGTCTTCGTAAAGCTCGTGCCCGTGGGATTCAGAGACAATGCCCACGCGCGAAAATCGCTGTACGACTTCCACGGCCACCCGGGCTTGTACACCCACGGCGCCTTCGTGCCTGTGCCGTGCGCTCGGCTGCGCATGTTGTTGTAGACGCGGTAGAGCAGACACGGACGCGTGCCAGTCTTGCGCGGCATGCGGACGCGGAACGGGCGAGCTACTTCCGCCACGGGTACCACCGTACCGATGCGAGCGTGCCCGACTCGGCCGATTGGCGGTAGTGCGGGCCGCACCAGAAGTCGCGCGCCTTGACGCCGTGGGCAATGTCTATCTCGGCTTTGCGCCACACGACCGTGACGCCGACGCCGAACCAATCGGTGGTCGGCTCGCAGCCCGGCATCGCAGGCGCGAGCGGCGGGCCGCGCAGAACGTCCGACACGTGTGTGTAGCCGATGAACGGTTCGAGCTTCGGCGGCTCGGCCGCGTGGGCGCCGTTAGCGAGCGCCAGCAACACGCACACGAGCAACGCCCAGAACACGAGCCGCGCGCCGAACACTTGGCCCGGCGGGTCGCTGTCGATCCTGCCGGCATGTGTCGACCACCCGTGGATACTGCCCGGCCCCTTCGGCTTACGGTAGCTCATTCGTTTTACTCCAATCGTTGATAATTTCCACGGCGATCATCGCGCCGCATGCACACAGAACAATAACAAAAACGGTTGCCATGTCTATCCCCTATTTGACAGTGCGGTCAATTCGCGGCTACGCTTCACATCGGCTTCGGCTTTGGCGAAGGCCGCCCGAACCCGGGCCACGGTGTCGGTGTGCCGCCGGCCACGTATAAGGTCGTAGCGTACGGCTTCGACTACTTCGGCCGCGCTGTCGTAGTGCGGCTCGCCCGCGCGGCGCCGGGGGTGCAGCCCCGTCAACCGCTGAATGGTGTGTATGATGTTCATGGACCGCACGATAGGCTAGACTAGCCCCCACGTCTGTGAAGTAGGTCACAAAATGAAGTTCGCCGCCCGTATCCGCGCCGGCCTGCGCTCGTGGCTCGGCATCAAAGAGCCTGAGCCCACGCGCGACCAGATCGCCCCGGGGCTCAAGATAGACCCCACGGCGTTCGTCTACTTTGGCAGCCAGCCGATTATAGCGCGCCCGATCCACGCGCCGAAGTTGTTCCCGGGCGTTGTGCCCGACAACGCGAACGCGCCGGTGTTGGCCAATGACGCGGGGCTAGCGTGCGGGCCGCACTTTGTCGCCATGGATAGCGAGCAGTTCGCGCCACTGTGGTCGTGGCTGCAAGACGTGAATAGCGGGCTAGGCTTCCCGGGCTACGCGTACCTGTCGCAGTTGACCCAGCGGTCAGAGTACCGCTCGCCGGCCGAGACAATGGCCAGTGAAATGACGCGCGAATGGATTCAGCTCAAGACGAAGGGCACGACCGAAGAAACTGACGACAGCGACGAGCGCCAAGCCGATGACGCCGCGCCGCCGCCCCCGCCGCCGAAAGACAGCGCCGAAGAAGATGACGCCGACGCGCGCATGGATGACGACGGCGCCGAACCCGCGGTGTCGGAAGCCGACAAGAAAATCGAAGACCTTGAAGCGGCATTGGAAGAATTCAAAGTGCGCGAGCACTTCCGCCGCGTGATCGAGCAAGATTGGTTCTTCGGTCGCTCGCAGTTGTTCCTAGACGTCGACCCGAGTGGCGCGGACGTCGAGCAGGAAGACGAAACGCCGCGCACCAGCGTGCAACCGGTCGTGCTGCGCACAGTGCCGCTCATGATTGACCCGCAAGGCGTGCCGAAGGGTTCGTTGCGCGGCTTTAAGGTCATCGAGCCGATTTGGACCACGCCGTACTACTACAACGCCACCGACCCGACGGCGAAAGATTTCTACAAGCCCATAGCGTGGTTCGTGCTCGGCCAGAAAATTCACGCGTCGCGGCTGTTGACGTTCGTCGCGCGCGAAGTGCCCGACTTGCTGAAGCCCGCCTACAACTTCGGCGGCATTAGCATGTCGCAGCTCATGGAGCCGTACGTATTCCAATGGCTGCGCACTCGCAATAGCGTGTCAGATTTGATTCACACGTTTAGCATCATCAAGCTAGCCACGAACATGACCGCCGTGTTGGCCGGCACCACAGGCGCCGCGAAGGGGCTCATGGACCGCATGAAGCTGTTCACGCAGAACCGCGACAACCAAGGCGTCTTCCTGCTCGACAAGAATCAAGAAGAACTTGGGCAAGAAGCGGTGCCGCTGTCCGGGCTCGGCGAGCTGCAAGCGCAGGCGCAAGAACACATGGCGGCGCCGACGCACATACCGCTGGTGAAGTTGCTGGGCGTCACGCCCACCGGCTTGAACGCGTCGAGCGAAGGCGAAATAAAAGTCTTCTATGACTACGTGCGCTCACAGCAGCAGATTTACTCGCCGCATCTGCAAACGGTGCTCGAAGTTATTCAGCTGCACTTGTTCGGCCACGTGGACGACTCCATAACGTTCGAGTGGGTACCGTTGACCAGCCCGTCAATTAAGGAACTTGCAGAGATTCGCAAGGCCGACGCCGACACGGGGGTGGCCTACGTCAACGCAGGCGTGGTCAGCGCGGACGAAGAACGGCAACGCTTGATCGCCGACCCGAATAGCGGGTACACCGGTCTGAGCGGTTCCGCGCCCGAGCCGCCCAACCCCGGCGTCGACCCCGAGACGGGGCTACCGATAGAAGGGCCGCCGGGCGAAGGCGGCGGCGCGCCCCCGTTCGGCGAGAAGCCGGGCGGCGAAAGCACCGACGAGTAGCCGCCCGTGGCCGACAAGGAAAAGAAACGGGCGGCTACTCGCCAGTGGCGCGCGAACAATCGTAAGGCGCATCGTTCTCGAACGCGCGAATGGCAAATAAAGAACCCAGAAAAGGTGGTGGCACAGCGTAAGCGTTATCGCGCTAAACATGCCGCGCGTTTGCGCTTGATATCTCGCGAGCGAGCCCGGACGGCGCGCGGGCTGCCGGCGCCTACTCGCCCGTGCCCGGACGTTTGTGAGTGCTGCAACCGCCCATCAGAACGCGCGCTAGCGTTGGACCACGACCACCGCACCGGGAAGTTCCGCGGCTGGCTCTGCCACGATTGCAATACGTCAATAGGTAAACTCGGAGATACGTTCGACGGCGTGATGCGCGCCGCCGACTATCTGAAGCGCGCATGAAGCGCCGCGCAAAACCGGCTACGGCCGAAGCTGTGCATGCGAACGCCGGAGTACAACACTGGTACCGGGGGCAGCTTGAACGCATCGTGGACGCGGCGCACGTCGAGCTGGTGCGCTTGCTGCAAGACGCATTCGCCACGACGCCGCCGGCCGATATCGGCTTCGCGGTCGACGCACCCAAGGATCGCATCGGCGCGATAGAATCGGCGTTGAAGAAGTGGGGCGCCAAATGGGCCAAACGGTTCGACCGTATGTCGCTCGATCTGTCGACGCGGTTTGCCGCGCGCAACTTCGCAGCGACCGAACATAGCATGGCGGCAGCGTTCAAGCGCGCCGGGTTCACCGTGGAATTCAAGCCCACGCGTGCGAGCGCGCAGGCGTACCGCGCGGTGGCGGCCGAGAACGTCGGGCTAATCAAGTCGATCCCCCAGCAATATCTAACCGATGTGCAGGCGCAAGTCTGGCAGTCGGTGAAGGCCGGCGCCGACATGTCGACGCTCGCCGAGAACTTGCGCGAGTCGTACGGCGTGGCAACGCGGCGCGCGGCGCTCATTGCGCGCGACCAGAACAACAAAGCCAAAGCCGTGATCGAAGACGTGCGCCGGCAACAGCTCGGCATACAAGAAGCATTCTGGCAGCACAGCCACGCGGGTAAAGTGCCGCGCCCCACGCATGTGAAGATGAACGGCAAACGCTACGAAATAGGAAAAGGCATGTACGACCCGCACGAGAAAAAGTACGTATGGCCCGGGCAGCTCGTCAACTGTCGGTGCACATCACGCCCCATCATCCCGGGGTACGTCGCGTCATGAAGCTGCCGCCCGTTGTAATAGTATCGTGGGATGATGCCCATGTATCTAACGATAGCGTTGACCACGCGCCGAAGCGACAGCACACTGCCGGGTTTTTGATGCGTGACGACAAGGCCGGCGTGTCGGTCGCCGCCGAGATAGGCGAAGACCCGAAACCAACCGACGATGTGCGCGACGTGACATTTATACCGCGCGGCATGGTTGTAAAGGTTCGCCGGTTGCGCTAAAGTTGCCCTGACCGTCAAAGCAAAGAGGAACAGTATGGGCTTACCGAAACCGAAGAAGGGTGGCCGCCCGCCCGAAGATTTCCAGAAAGAACACGACCAATCGTACATTGTGCCCGCGCGCATACGCGAAGGGCTCGCCGAGCTGGGCGACACGTGGGAGTACGAAGCCGACTTCATGAAGCGTATCGGTTGCAATGCTCCGATGGTGACGCCGTACCGCGACCAATTCGCCGAATTCATCGTCGACATTAAGCCGCGCGCGGGTCGCAGTCATTCAAAGCGCGCGTGGGCCGGCTCCAAAAAGCTCGCCGACAAACTGCGCGAAATGGTCAACCGCTGATAGACTGCGCAGCATGACGACGCCAAAGAAAGGGCGCCCGCCCGAAGACTTCGCCCGCGCCCACGACCCGTTGTACATCGACGAGTCACCCGCGCCGATCTTCAAGTGGGTATCGCCGCCGCGCGGCACAAAGCGTTACCTGTTCACGTGTGCGCAGAATGGCACGCCGGTGGCGAAAGATTGGTGGGCGGTGTTGCGCAACATCGAGCGCACCACGGGCGCAAAGCTCGTCGTGATCCCGCTGCGTTACAAGAACCCGACGAGCCGGTGGGGCGCGAGTCAGAATAACGCCGAGTGGTGGGACGAACCCGTGCGCCCGTACCTGTGCAACGAGCGCGCGCAGATCAACCCCAATTTCATTTTCATGGGTGACATTAAAGTGCAGCCTACGGCGAGCGACCCCGTGGGCTACGGCGACTTGTCGACGATTAGCCGCGACTGCTCGGCGATCATTGGGCACCCGAAGATTCAAACGCGCTCGATCGCCACGCCTTCTAACAAGCTGGCCAAGGTGTTGTTGACTTCGGGGTCGTGCACGCAAGCGAACTACAGCGATACGCGCGTGGGCCGTGTGGGCGAGTTTCACCACTCGTTGTCGGCCGTGCTCGTGGAAGTCGACGGTAAACGGTTCTACGCGCGGCGGCTGCATTTCGACACGAAGACCAAATCGTGCACCGACTCGGCCGCGGGCGAGCGGTACTACGCTGACCGTATGGACAACGCCCCGCGCCCGCTTGCGGTAGTGTGCGGTGATCTGCATTTAGACTTCGTGGACCCGCGCGCGCTTTCGGCCACGGTCGACATGATCGAATCAACGAAGCCGCAACACGTTATTTGGCACGACGCGGCCGACGGCTACCCGGTCAACCACCACCACGGGCGCAATCCGTTCAACCGTATAGCGAAGCGTTTCAGCGGCATGGACGACGCGCGTATGGAGCTAACACGGCTCGCACGGTTCATGCGCGAGCACACGTACGAAGACGTGCAGAACGTCATTGTGGCCGCCAATCACACCGACGACTTCTTGGGCCGGTGGGTAGTCGAAACCGATTGGCGCGACGACCCGACCAACGCCGACTTCTATTTAGAGACGGCGTTGGCCATGGTGCGCCGCACGAAGATGGGCGAAGGCGGCGCCGAGTACCCCAGCCCGTTCAAATACCACATCGACCGCGCCGACGTGCCGCAGCTGCGCGTGCTCGATCGCGACGAGTCGTTCGTATTGGCCAACGTCGCGTTGGACATGCACGGCGACAAGGGGCCGAATGGCGCGCGCGGGTCAATTCGCAATCTGCGTCGCATCGGCACCAAGTCGATTATCGGCCACGGGCACAGCCCGGGCGAAGACGAAGGCGCCACGCAAGTCGGCACGCTGTCGCGGTTACGCTTGGAGTACAACAAGGGACCGTCGTCGTGGTTGCACGCCAATGCCTTCTTGGGCGCTGACGGCAAGCGGCAACTTGTTATCATTGTTGATGGGGAGTACCGTCTACGCGATTGACCCAGCGGTTAAGAGGAACTACACCGTGAACGATTACATACTGAACACTACGCGCGAGCACCAAGAAAAAGTCGGCAAGATTCGGTTGCACCCAAGCGGCATATACGTGAACCCGCTCGCGATGCGCGCTCGCGATATCCGCATCGTCGACATTGCCCACCATCTGTCGAATCTGTGCCGCTACACCGGCGCGTGTCCGAAACACTACAGCGTGGCGCACCACTCTATATTGGTGTCCATGCAGCTCGAAGAAGAAGGCGCGCCACGCCCGCTTCAGCTGGCTGGGTTGCTGCACGACGCGGGCGAATACGTGTTCAACGACATAGCGTCGCCGGTGAAGAAAGACCCACGCATGAAGTGGTACCGCGACTTAGAACACGAAACCACGCGCATGATCTTCTGCGTGTTCGGGCTCGACCCCGACTTGCTCGCGCTGACGAAGCCCGCCGATGATGCGCTGTTCCACGCGGAAGTCGCCACGTGGTGGGGCGGCCGAGACTTGATAGCGCCGGTGCGCCCGTTTGAAGCTGAAATTGCTTTCCTAACTCGCTTTAAGGAATTGACCGAGTGAGCTACGACACGAAGTTGACCAACCCCAAAGACGCGATCGGGAGCACTAAGCTGCCGTCGCACCTTTGCCCCGACACCATCAAAATGTACGCGGCGCTCGCGTTCTGCGAAGGCGCGCTGAAGTACGGCACGCACAACTGGCGCGCTGCGGGCGTGCGCGCGTCGATCTACCGTGCCGCGCTCGATCGCCACATTGCGAAGTGGTGGAACGGCGAAGACGTCGACCCCAAGACGGGCGTGCCGCATCTTGCCAGCGCCATCGCGTGCATCGGGATAATCGCCGACGCGCAACTGCTCGGCAAGCTGACCGACGACCGCCCGCCGGCATCGCCCGAGCTGTTGAAGATGATCGACGACGCGGCGGCCACCGTGGCCGGGCTCAAAAAGCTATTCGAGAACGAAAGCCCGCGCCATTGGACGATCGCCGACACAAACGAGATACGCGACCACGGCGCGGACCCGATGCCGGCGGCAACCGCGTGTTGCGCAGCGTGCGGGCGCTCTACTCCGCAAGCCGTGGACGCATGCGACCGTTTCGATTGCCCGGCGCGCCCGGATGCCGGCGAGCCCACCCCGCCAGCGGCATTCGATCGCGGCGAGCCCGGCATGACGCGTATCGGCCGCGCAGGCTTCGACCCCGCTGACTAGCCGCCCCCGCGCATGGCGTGGTACATGCCACGCCATGCGCTTCGCCTACGATTTCAAGGGGCCGTCCCGCCGCACGTTCGACGTTGACGGCCGCATGTTCGTGGCCGACTGCCGTATCAGCAAGGCGAACGTGTGCCCCTACTACGGCCGCGAAATCCCGGGCTATGAAGTGCTGGGGCTTGACCCGAACAAGGTGTACCAGCTCTACCGCGACCCCGCGGAACTAGAGCGCGCCGCGCCCACGTTCGCGAACCTTCAACTAATGTTGGTGCACATTCCGGTCAACGCGGAAGAACCCGCTATCGAATTGACCGTGGGCACGATCGGCAGCGATGTGCGCTTTGAAGCGCCGTATTTGATCGCGTCGTTGAAGGTGTGGGTGGCCGACGGTATCGCGCTAATCGAGTCGAAAGCACAGGCGCAGCTGTCGTGCTCTTACCGTTACACCCCCGTCATGGACCCGGGCGTTACGCCGGAAGGTGTTGCGTACGACGGCCGCATGTGTAATATTATCGGCAACCACGTGGCCCTAGTAGAAGAAGGGCGCGCCGGCCCGGACGTCGTAGTAAACGATCAACTCACCGCAGAGGTTATGCCTGTGAAGTTCCCCAAATTTCTCGCCGCCGTCAAATCGTTTTTGAAATCCGACGCCGACCCGGTTGCAGTCGACGCCGCGATCACCGCAGTGATGGCCGACGGTAAGCCGCGCGCTACCGCGTTTCTTCGCATCGCCGCGGCGCTGAAGCCGCTCATGGCGAAAGATGCCGACTTTTCGGTGCTCGCTGCCGACGCCGGTGTCGAAGCCGAAATGAAGAAGGCCGAAGACGCGACCGACCCGGACGAGGAAGAAGACGACCCGGAGCGCCCGGGCTTCAAGCGCAAGAAGAAAGCGGCCGACGCTGCCGACCCGGATGGCGGCCCGCCCTCTGGCAAAATCAAAGAGTTTCCGAACATGGACGCCGCGCTAGACGCGCAGATCAAGTCGCGCAAGCTCGTCACCGCAGACGACGCGAAGGCGATGGCCGACGCCGCCGGTGTCGACGCCACGGCGAAAGCCACGGCGCACATCAACGCGCTGCACGCTGCGCGCGCGGACGTTCTGCCGCTCGTCGGCACCGTTGCGCTCGACAGCGCGGAAGCGGTCTACCGTTACGCGTTCGACAAACTCGGCATCAAGATCGAAGGCGTGCACGCTTCGGCGTTCGCGGCACTCGTGGAAGCCGAGAAGGGCAAGCGCGCCGCGTCGACTGCGAAGCCGGTGGGCTCGCGCATGGCGGCCGACTCGGCCAACGCAATCAGCGACGCGATTCCCGGCCTGTATCGGTAAGGTAACGCGCGCTGCGCGTCGGAGTAGAGCACCATGGGCTTTCAACGTACCGTCAATCAGCAACCGGCACCGGCCGTTGCTGGCGACTTCGCTGGCGCGAATCCGCGCATGTCGATCCCGGGCAGCGGGTTCAAGGCGTATTCCGCCGGCCTGTCGCTCGGCAAGTTCGCGTGGTTCAACCCGGATACGGGCATTGCGCGCAACGCGTCGGCCAACGCCGGCATTCTCGGCTTCGTGCATCGCGAGCAGAAAGCGATGCTGACCGATTTCCTGCAAGAAGCCGGCGTGATCGTCCCGGGCGGCTATCCGGTCGACGGGCTCGCGCAGGGCGACGTGTGGGCAGACGTTGGTGCCGGCGGCATCGACGTGGGCGACCCGGTGTACGCGAACAACACGACCGGCGCGGCGCAGAAGTCGTCGAGCGGTTCGACGTTGACGCGCTGGGTTGCGGCGTCCAAGGTTCCGGTGCCGGCGATAACGAATGCCGACGCCACGATCACTGCGCTGACCGGCATCCTGACGATCCCCACGGGGCTTGCATCGGGCGCGTTCGAAGTCGGGCAGCTGTTGTCGTGGGTGACTGGCTTCCCGGCGAACGTGTTCCCGAAGATCGCGGGGCAGATCGACAGCACGCACTGGCAGACCGATTACTTGGAGCGTGCCGCAGTCGTCGCGCAGGCGATCACGGCGAGCGCCGGTGCGCTGGCGAAGATCACCACGTACATCGACCCGCAGTCGTAAGAGGCAACCATGGGCTTTCAGACCACCATCAACAACCAGCCGGCCCCGGCCGAAGCTGGTGACTTCGCGGGCGTCAACCCGCGCGCGTCTGTGCTCGGCGGCCCCGGCCAGTACGTTGCGCCGACAGGCGGCGCGGTTGTCGGTCGTTTTTGCTGGGTCGATCCGGTGACGGGCGCGACGTCGCAGACGTTCGTAGGCGGCTACTTGATCGGCTTCTTGAAGCGCGGCAATAACGCGATCATCACCGAGTTTTTGGGCGAAGCTGTGTACAGCGTCAACCGCGGGTTGCCGTTGGATATCTTCGACCAAGGCGACTTCTGGGCGCTGTTCGATGATGGCGCTACGCCCGGTCAGCGCGTGTGGGCAGACCCGTCGACCGGCAAGCCGATCGCTGGCGGCGCAACCGCTCCGACCACGGACAGCTTTACGGCCGACGCCGGCTTTGGCGGCACGGCACAGCAAGGCGCCGCGTTCACGATCGCCATTACGACGAACGTGGCCACAATTTCCGCCCTATCTGGCTGGGTAGAAGCGGGCGACAGCGTTACGTCTGCCTCACTCGGCACGGTCGTACTCGGCACACGCTTGACGGGTTCGCTCGGCGGTGTGGGCACGTTCACGCAGGTACACGCGAACTTCGCGGGCGAAGCGGGCACGGCCGCGAACAACATCGTGTCGGTTTCGGCCGTCGCGCAAGGCTCGCTCGAAGTCGGCTCAGTCATCGACAGCACCGGCGCCGACGCGACGGTGACGGCGCTCGGCACAGGCACCGGCGGCGTGGGCACGTATACGGTCGGCGGCAGTGCGCAGCGCGTCGCGTCCGCGGCTGTCACGGCCACCAACACCGTGTTGAACATCACCGCCGTGGCCACTGGCCCGATCGAAGTGGGCGACGTCGTGGGCTCGCCCGCGGTCGCCGGCACGCAGATCGTGTCGCAGCTTTCCGGCGCGGCCGGCGGCATCGGTACGTATCGCGTATCGGCGCTCAACTACTTCGTAAGCGGCGCCGTTACCGACGAAGCCGTGGCCACGCCGTGGTTCGTCAACAGCGTAGCCGACGACGGCGAAATCGCGAAAATCTCGACTTGGGGTTAAACCATGGGCTTTCAGCGCAACATCAACGACAACCCCGCAGTGGCGGTCAAGGGCGACTTCGCCGACGCGAACGTGCGCGCCACGGTAATCGCCGGCCCGCTCGGGTTCGTCGCGGCATCGTCCGCGGAACTGGTGCACGGCACGGCCGTGGACCGCCGCCCGATCGTCGGCAATTTCGCGTGGGGCGATCAAGTCTCGCTGAAAGCGTTCGCGCGCTTCTTCGGTGAAACCACGGCCAAGCTCGGCTTCGTACATCGCGAAGGCCAAGCGGTCATCGTGCCGTTTCTGGCCGAAGCCGAAATGTACTTGGAGCCCGGCCTACAAACCACGCTCATGAATCAAGGCGGCTTCTGGGGGCAGTTCGACGCGGGCGCGACGGTTGGCCAGAAGGTCTTCGCCAACTATCTCGACGGCTCGGTGTACGCGGCGAACGCGGGCACGAGCACGCAGACGGTCAGCGCCATGACTGGCGCAATCGTGGGCGCCACCGGCGTTCTTACGGTCGCTTCGTTGACTGGCACGCTGCACGTGGGCGACGTCTTGTCGGGCACGCCGATCACTGAGCCGGTCGCGGTCGTCGCGCAACTGTCGGGCACCATCGGCGGTATCGGTACGTACTTAACCACGGCGGTGACGAACGTCGCCGACGTCACGGGCACGACGGCCAATAGCGGCATCGAAACCGATTTCTTCGTCGACAGCACGGCGAAGGTCGATGCGGCGTTCACGGCCGATCTTGCGACCACCGGCGTGTTGACGGTTTCCGCCGTCGCAACCGGCGCGCTCGATGCGGGCCAGCGCGTGAGCGCGACGGGCATGCCCAACGGCGTGAAGATCGTCGCGCAGTTGACGGGCTCGGCTGGCAGCACCGGAACGTATCAAACGAATCTCGTGGGGCTTGTGCTGACGAGCCGCGCGATGGTAGGATCAAACGGACACTTGGCGAAAATCTCGACTTGGAGTTAACACACATGCGTCGCTCTGTTCTTGCTTCCGAAACCCGGGTCGCTTTCGACCAAGCCAAATTTGCCGCGGGCGTCCGCTCGGGCGCGATCAATGCTCGCGACTTGCTCGCGCAGATGCGCCGGCAGAAGGGCATCAACTTCGATGCACAGCAAGGCGAAATCTTGCTTACGCCGTTCGTGCTCGACGGTCAGGGCGATCTGGCCGCGGACGCGCAGCCCGAGCTGGTCACCGTCATGAACGCCGGCATACCCGCGTTCTTGTCGAACTATCTCGACCCGCGCATCATCGAAGTGCTCGTGTCGCCGATGAAGGCGGCCGAGATTGCC